ATGTATTATCTCTAAATGTTGCAACTTGTTCAAACGGCTTTGTAGAACAGTCGATTATATTAAAGGTTGAGTAGTCTTGGCCTCTACCCTTAGCAACATCAACTAGCATAACATATTCGTGGCCTTCCTGTGGCTCCTTGTAGATGGAGATATTTTCCCTATGATATTTTGGATCTACTGCTTGCTGTGCTAATAAATGATTAGCATCAATGAGCGTATTGCCGCGACCATGGAAGGTATTACCAAACTCCTGATCAAACTGTAAGGCAGAAGTATTAGCAATGGTTTGTTCTTTCCATTTATCATCGCGTCCTGGAACGTCCCACCAATCTACTCTGAATGGCTTAAATTCGTTTGTGCCTTGACTTGCACCTTCCCACAATTTATGGTATACGTTACCAATTCCGTTAGCCGTGGAGGTAATAATAATTTTTGTTTTTTTACCGGAAGATACTACTGGGTATGTCGATGTATAAAACTGCGCATCATTCTCAATGAATGCAAACTCATCGAGAAATAGTAAGTTAATTGATAAACCACGAATAGAACTACCTGACGTAGCTGCTGCAATAATCTTTGAATTGTTACTAAACTCAATTGACCCTTTATTTAATGCCTTACAGCCAGGTTGTAAAAAGAATGGTAGGTTTTCTAACATGAGTGTTACACGGGCTAGCATTTCTCTTGCTGTAGCACCTTTGTTTGCTAAGATTGCAATGGTCTTTTCAGGGTGGAAACAAGCATACCAGAGTAAATACGCTACAGATGAAATAGATTTACCAGATTGGCGACATGCTAGTACGATAGAGAATCTATTATCATTGAAATGATTAAACATATTTTCTTGGTATGGATATAAATCAAACGGAACTAATCCACTATCAAGTGATATCACCTTAAGATATGTCCGCGCAAAATATGCAGGATCTTGCATGCATTTGGCGTATTCTAAAACTTCAGGTTTTGTAAATTCAGTTTCTACTCCATCTCTCTTTACCGAGGGATTTCCTAGATAACCAAACTCATTATTCTTAATCTTCTGCATCTATAATTTTATCTTTATCCATCAACATTCTTTGCAAGTCCGTAGTAGAACCTACAAATACATTATTATTCGTCACACGTTTGGCTTCGTCTTGCTTATCGTCTTTGGAAAGATCCTTTTTAGCTTTCTGTAGGGCCATTAGTTTTTCTGTAGTATCAGCAATATCTTTTATGGATTTAGATAAAACTTCAAATGCGCGGGGGTGTTCTGATTCTCTCGCAAGTTCTGCAAGTGAATCGAGAGAGTGAGTTCCAGTTCTTATTAAGTCTCTGTAAGTTTCACGAGAAAATTCATAATCATCTTTTATGTCTTTTTCTTCAATCACTTTAGAAGCTTCTGGTTTAACTGGAAGATTCTTCTCCAGTGAGCTTCTCATCTTATCTAATTTGTCCATATTTAAAAGCCAGGTTCATCATCTATTGTCTTAGTAACTGTAAAGTCATCTGGTGTGTCTGTATTTCCTACTCCCATGTCAACTTCTTGCAAAGCCGATGTATTAGGAGCATTCTCTGAGAATGAATCTAAGTCGACTGTGTCTAAGTCCACTGATCTAATTATAGACTTGTCATTCGTCGGCCCATAAAACTTCATCTTCATCGTAAAGTCTAATTGGTATATTAATACTCTACGCGATTGGTAATCACCTTCATAATCATCTTGAATATTGACTCCATTTAAGATGATCGGAACATCTTGCTTAAAATCAAATCCTTCTACTGGCTTAATTGATACTGTGTAGTCTGGTTGAAAATAAGGAAGTATTTGTTCTACTATCTGCAATCCATCGTCTTGGTTTTTGGCCAATATGTACAATGACATTCCAATATCATAGGAAGTGTAATGCGATATAGTTTTCTTTTTAGTAACATCACTGCCATGATTTTCTACAATTTTATTCAGCTTACTAGTCTTTTGTGCAGTATCAACCGAAAGGCTAGTAATCTCAAATGCCATTCGAGGAAGCTTTAATGCCACAGGTTGATTCCTACCATGTTCTTGATCTAGCCTAGACAAGAATTTTTGCTTAGGTCCATAAGATAGTGGAACCTTTACTTGGCTCAATACCGCAGTATTTGACTTTCGTACAATATTCATGTTATTAAACAGTGTACCGAAAACGGCCACTGATTTACGCATGGTTGCATGATAAAAATGTCCACCAAACATTAGAAGTTCTCCGAGGGATCACCAAATGGATTGGTTTCCGTAAAGTCTAAGAAATTGTCAGTAAATGTTTCAAATGCTACGTTTTGAGCATTACCATCGGTCGGCATAAAGTTATCAGTATCATCATCACCAACATCGAATATTTTTGTAATATACGATGTTGTACCAGACACCGAGCCAACTAGGCCTTTGCTATTAGATACCACAAATTGTCTATATTCAGTAGCTCCAGTAACGCCAATATCAGATAAGCTTATTACTGCAGTATTTGGTTCAGATTCTTCCGTGATTGTTTCCACCTTACCAGATATCTGTACAGCTGGTGTATCACCGACAGCATCTACCAAAGTTTGCGTTAATCTTTCTTCGTTTACTGGGAATCCACCGCTTGAGGTTATTCTCATTCCTAGCTGATAAGTTTCGGCACCCATAGTACCATCAATCTCATGCAGTCCAGTATCGAATGTCTCATCATTATATTCAAAGAGAGCGCATGTTAGTTTATAAACTGGTAAGTTAGATAATTGATAGAATGGTTTATCTGCTTCTACAAATGTAATCTCAAAAAATGAGTTAGTCATCGGTAGGAATAGTAGATCACCTTCTCTTGGTTTATTAATAGCTTCGTATGAGCCAATCATAGTATTCCAAGATCTACGAGATATTACAAATGAAGCTTCGTCTCTTATCTCAAGACCAAACTTTTGATATAAATCACCAGCTCCTTCAAAGCCATCAACATTTTCGATATATGCTTCTAATAAATAAGCATCGTCAAAGTTAGATGCTACATCTTCGCCTAATATATTATCCCTATTAACAAGATTGCGAGGCACATAGTATACATCTTGTCCAAAGATTTTTAGCGATTCAATTACCAGATCTTCGTATAGGTGCTGTTCCGACCTAACGGCTTGAGAAAAGTATACGTTTCTAGGCATTAATTATCCTATATAGAAGTCTACTGGTTGCTCCCAGTTTAGTCTAACTTCTTCTTCTAATTTTTCTAATTCTTGTAAGGCATCATCAAACAATTGGCGCCCGTTAAAAGTAACCCCGCCAGGCATTTGCATTCCTTCAAATTTTAGTAGATTGGCGCCCCATTGCTTTTTGATAAGTGCTGTAGCGTATTTTTTTAAGTAGTAGTCGTTATAAACATCAGTAAATGTAGTAGGATCAATAATTCTATATCCTTCTACAACTAGGAAGTCGCCTACATTTACTTCTTCTTCCCAATCCATTTCAATTCTTAAGCGATCTCTATGTCGATCAAATGAAGTGAACTTTTCGTCTGAATCAATAATAAGGTCCAAGGTGGAAAGATATTCTTTAGTCATAGCGTACTCTAATAGATTACCCATGTATCCAAGACTAAACATATCGTTTAGATGCATTTGATATTTAATATCAAATAAGCTACTGCTTCCGCTTTGATCTCTAATAGGCAAAACTCTAATGACGTCAGTTACTAAATCCGGAATTGGAATATAGCCATTATTGATGTCGCCCTGTGTAACCTCGTGTTTTAAGAATACTTTTTCAATGGCATCCGCATGATAGTGCTGATAGAATTGTAGAGCTTCGTCTATTCTATCATCTAGCTGATCGTCGTCAACATTAATTTCAATTACTGGGGCCCCTAGATTTCTAAGGCAGTAATCAATTAAAGTTGCTCTACTGTTTGGTTTTGCCATTTAAAATACCTCTTTACTATATTTATACAGTTTAATTTTTGTAATTATTATTCTGTTTTATCTACGGTAGATATTATATCAATCTCATAATCTGAATCGTTTGGTCCAGTTATACGCTTGACACCATGAAAAAATTCTACTATATTTGCGTCAGAGCTTTGATTTTCTATTAATAGTGTCATTTGCGAAATAGCTTGCTCTAATGTATCATGTGAACTAGTCACCACTTTAACCATATCTACAATTTCGTTTTCTTCGTTACTTAATATTTTTCCTATTACAAACATTTTTATATCCTCTATGCTATAGGCATACTAACAATTTCACCAGTTACATCTTCAAGATAGGTGGCTCCAGCAGAGGCCCATTTTCTCCACTGTAATCTACACTGCATTGCATACGACGAATATACCAATGGTAATGATTGAACCATTGTCGCTCCCATATTATATGTATGCATTCGGTAAGCTTCTTTGCTTTCATCAAAAGTTACCCATGTATTTACCGCGGCATATCCAAATGGATCTAAGTATACAGTAGCTGCCGCGCTACCACTATAAAACATTTGAGCTGCACCATTATATGGCGTAATAAAATAAGTTCTATCATTTGCAGAATCATACCAGGCGGTTTCAAGATTCCACTGTTGAGTCGAGGAAGGACTGTTGCTATTAGTCTTAGAAACCTTTCCTCCTATGCTCGAACTTGATATCTTTGATCCACTTAAATACTTTGTAACATTTCCAGAAATATACCATTTGGTCCGAGCCCCATAGCTAGTTCCAAGTGTTTGATAAAAATTTGCAGTACCTAGCGTTATTCTTGAAGTAGAAGCTCCTGGAGCTTTAATTTGAAGCCTAATATACACTATTTGGCTGCTTTCGGCGCCGGAAGCGCTTACATTTAAAATCGATTTAGAAGTATACGATCTACGCAAATTAGTTGTACTACTAGGAATATCAAACACCAACATATTGGTACTAGTACTATAACTAGTACCTAGGGTAGAAGAGCTTCCAGCACCCATTACTGGATACCCGCCCGTCCAAATAAAAGTTGATACTTCATTTTGAGTACTACTTCCTCCACCGGGTATCGTAACAGTAACCGTACCACTAGATTCAGTTGCAGTAACACCAGCACCTGCAAAGTCGATTGTAGATACAGCAGTAGTTAAACTAGTTCCTTCATCTTTAACCGCTATGGCATTGCCAGAGCTTTGATCAACAAAAGCTAAATTGCCGTTACCATCAGTTTTTAGAACCTGATTTGCATCTCCATCAGTATCTGGTAGTACTAACGTATAGCTAGCCCCTGCACTATGAGGAGGCCCTTTTATAATTATACCGTGCGAGTTATTCTCACAGTTTAATACAAATTGTCCTGAACCTCTATTTGCGTTACCTTTAAATACCACTTTACCTGTAGTATCTGGGTCTAATTCTATATCAGTTGCACTCGCTGCACTCGTCGTTAGTACTAAGTTACCCCTAAAGCCTTTAATACTAGTTTCGCTATCAGTTCCTAAAGATATAGTTAAGAGATCGGAATCAGTCGCGGCTGAGCTAGAAGCAACAGTCTTAACCACAAGACCGTTGAACACGTCAGCCGGCTTTTTTATTGTTCCCATTTAATATTTTACCTCTATATGTTTAATACTATTTATATATCTATTTATCTATTTATGCTATAATTCTCGCGAATGTTTTGTATGTGAAATTTCCACCAGTCACAGTAGAAGAAGCTAAAACGCTAATATCATTATTAACTAAAGTAACATTTGGTATTGCAAGTTGGCCAGCAGTAGCAATACGATCAGAAACTGAAAAGTGAACATCGGCAGAATTATGTATTAATAAAATTTTATATGTTTCAAAATGATCTGGTGTAGTTGCAGTATTTGTAACCTGAACAGTAACCTCAGCCGAAGTAAAGGTGGTCTTATCTAGCGTTAATAGCGTATTACTTCCACCTTCTGTAGTACTGGCATTTGTAACTGTACCGCCAGATTTAATTGTATAGTCGCCATCAAATAGCTCTATCGTTCCATCGCCATCAACGCCAAATTGTGTTTTTTCTGTTCCAGCTTCTCTTGTCCTAACTGTTAAAATTTTACCAGATATTACTTTAGTATCGTTAGCAGTCGATCCACTACCATCCCACTGGTGAAATACCATATCTCTCATGCCAACGCTAGCGTTAGTGTTACTGCTATTCACTTGTATAAAGTGTTCAGATGCTACATTGTCAGCACTACTTTCGTTCATATAGCTAACTTGAATTGGCTCATCAATGGTAGATCTAAAGTTAATTGCCTGATTGCTATTATGGAAGATATGGCCAACAACCCCACCGGCGACATCAGCTGAAGCATTACCTGCATTTCTGCCATCGCTAGTAAAACTGGTGCCACTAGGCCCATTTAATCTAAGAGTGTTAGCATTATAGCCAGTCTTAGAATCTGGGGTTATATCTAACATTCCATTTGAAATGTAAACCCACGATTGAGTGCCTCGGTGATTTTTCTTAAAATAAGCTTGTCCGTAAGTGGTTGTACCCTTAATCAGATTATCAGAACCACCCTTAGTGTGTATTTCAAAGGCCACTTCGTTAATGTCGCGATTATTACAAAACTGTAAGCTACCGGAGGTATTGCTGGCCCCACCGCTAGTTTTTAATAGTGCACTAATGTAATTTCTAGGCCCTGAGCTGCCACCAGTCAAATCGGAATCAGAAGCCCATTCTACCCAACCACTACGCTCTTCAGTCGTATG